AACTTTGCCATTAACACCAACCTTTGCTTGCCGGATGCTATCATAGATAAAACTATAGCGCAGATGAATAGGATTACCAGCAATAAGTCAGTTAAGAAGTTGCACATTTATACCAGCGCAGACACATATGGCCCACATGCAGAGTACATTCGCAATGGTATGGATTACAGACAATGGTACAAAAATGTACAACGTATTATCAAAGAATGTCCTGATGTTAGCGTTACTATCATGGTTACATTTAATGTAATGAGTTTGCCAATGTTCAAATACTTCTTAGAAGATGTTGCCGCAATTAAGAACGATACTACAATTTTACGTAGCGAAACTAGACGTCATCCATTGTATGTAGATTTCCCATACTTGCGTCACCCAGAGTTCCTAAGTAGTTTGATAGCCACGGACGAGATGAAAGCCAGCTTTGATGAATGTGTACAGTATATCAAAGACAACCTAGGCCACGGACACAAACAGCCTGACCACTTTGGTTTTTATCAGCATGAATTACATGCGGCAGAGCGTATTCAACATTTACTTACTAACCATAAATTAAGCGACGAACAGTTGCGTAAGAATCGCAGGAGTTTTGCATTGTTCATTGAAGAGCATGACAAACGCAGGGGCACTAACTTTAGAGTAACATTCCCGGAACTGATTCCTTTTATTAAGGAGTGCAGAAATGCTTGACGTTATCTTTTTAAGTTACAATGAACAGTATGCAGACAAGAACTACGAACGACTATTAGAGTTTGCACCACATGCCAAACGTGTACACGGAGTTAAAGGCATACTAGAAGCACATCAAGCGGCCGCACGTAAAAGCATGACTAATAACTTTTACATTGTAGATGCTGATGCGTACATTGTAGACGACTTTGACTTTGCATATACGCCGACTGGTAGAGAATTAATTTACGGACGCATACCTGCAACCGATTGTGTGTTTTGCTGGAAGAGTAAAAATCCAGTAAACAACCTAGTATATGGCTACGGCGGCGTAAAGCTATTTAGAAAAGATTTATTACTAGCAGTAACAGAATGGCGTGTAGATTTGGCTACTAGTATGGGTGCAGAATTTGTAAGCAAAGATGCAGTCAGTAACATCACAGCATTTAACACAGATCCATTTAGTGCTTGGCGTAGTGCTTTTAGAGAATGTACTAAACTGGCCAGTGCTATAATTAGTGACGACGACATTACAAAAGACAGATTAGCCGTATGGTGTACTGTGGGCGTAGGTGATTATGCACATGAAGCAGTAGCCGGTGCACAAGCTGGTAGCGCATATGGCACAACAAACAAAGGCAACATTGAGGCCTTGAAACTTATTAACGACTTTGACTGGTTATATGATAGATTTAAACAAGATTACACAAACAGCTAAATTTCCAGTAATATTTGTAAACAAGCCTTACACAGATGCCGAGTTGGCAGAAATGTCAAACGGCAAGACTACATGGTTTGTTAACAGTGAAATACAAGACTTGGAAGTATTTGAAAACTTTGATTGGGCGTTTGCTCCGATTGGTTACGAAGCAAAGCACTTACACATGTGGGTATGGCAGGATCGTAGCTTTTGGCTGGCCAAATTACTGCCAGCTAAATGGGAAGGCAGCTATGTTCAATACCTAGTAGAACCAAAACGTAGAATAACTGTTAGCACATACTACAATGCAGATCCGCAGGCAATGTTAGACTACTTGCCGCCTACGTATGACTTGAAGTATGAACACATTTGGTTGTTCGATACTGCTACTACCGACGGACAAGATATCGAGGCTGTACGTATTGCATACGTTTCCGAGCCTACAGGCTTAAAAATTGTAGATAAAACAGCAAAGAATGTCTTTAATTTAGTTAAAAACTCTGCCTTGCCTGACAGTATATACGTAGGTATAGATAACAGCAATAACTTTCACTACAGTCAAGGAAAATACAGACACGTATGGAATTTGGGCGGCGATGTAGAGTTGCCAGCATATGATATTTGGGCATATAGTTTAGAACCTGCTAACTTTGTGGGCACAGTTGTAGAAGGAAAATTGGAAGTAACCGACTTTTATGACACAATGATTTGGGAAGTTAATCCGTTATTCGAGAACATTGAATTCAATGACTTTAATTTCGACTATAAACCAGTGGCAGACAAAATGAATCTAGTACACACATGGTATTTGGATTCTAGTTACACACCTCCTGGCGAACGTATTTGGGCAGTCCGCTTAACACCTACGGCCAATACAACAGGCGAGCTGGACATGGGTGAATTAACTATGAACCTAGTGCCTAAGGTGCAGGTCAATCCCGATTTCCAGTTATATGATTGGAACAATATCATTGATAAATTTGTCCCAAACTATGATAGCTTACAGTTCTTGCATGTATGGTATTGCGAAGGCACAGATAAGAAGTATGGCGTAAGAATTTCGTTTGTTGATGCTACACAAGGATACAAGGAACACGGATACGTAAGGCCTTATATGACTGAATGGAGCATAGGCCCAGGAGACACTAAACTGTATTGGCACTTTGACAACAATTGTATTCCGGTACCACAATGGAATAAGAAGTTTATGCCTGCACGTGGTAATGAAAACAAAGTCCATGTGTTTACCATGACTAATCCCAAGACCGGACGCATTACCGATTGGGCAGGATGTTACCTTGTACCACAAGGTGCAGTACTAAATGACAGATTACGCAAGTCAGCAGTTAAATGCTTTGAGCATGGTTGCACCGAAGAAGAATTTGACATTGTATTCCTAAGTAACGGCGAACCATATGCAGATGAAAACTTTGCCAAACTAGAAAAACTAGTTTACAACAAAGCAAAGTTACACAGAGTAGATAGAGTCAAGGGCATATTTGAAGCACACAAGGCCGCGGCCCAAGTTGCAACTACGGAGATGTTCTATCTAGTAGATGCTGATTGTGTTATTGAAGGTAGCTTTGCATTTGACTTGTACCCAAAGCCACATGATAGAGATACAGTATATGTATGGCACGTAAAGAACCCAGTCAACGGATTAAACTACGGCCATGGCGGCGTTAAGTTATTCCCTACAAAGCTATTGCGTGATGCAAAGGAATGGAAGATTGACTTGGCAACTAGTATTGGTGCAAAGTTTAAAGTTCTACCACGTACCATTGGAACTACCGAATTTACTTGCGATGCACAATCTGCATGGCGTACAGGATTCCGTGAAGGTGCCAAGCTAGCAAGTAAACTTATTAAGAATCAAGTTGATGCAGAAACAGACAAGCGACTTGATATATGGTGTACTGTTAACTTAGGCGTACCAAACGGCGACTATGCAGTTGAAGGTGCTATCTCTGGTCGCAATTGGGCAAGAGCTCATCCTAGTCTAATCGATAGAATTAACGATTACGATTGGCTATATCAACAATGGTTAAATCATGTCACTACAGAGTAAAGATTTATTGTACGGATTAGACGAATACACACGAGCACAAACTAATCCTAAACTGTTTAAAGCAGTCTATGACTACGTACATTACGCTAGCCAAGAAAACAAGGACGCTATCATTAATAGCGTACCTTACATGATCCGAACTAAAACTGCGGCAGTTGTAGATAGACTAAGCAACGACTTAGACAATGTTGACGAACTAATAGAAGTATTACTAACCTGTCATGCAGTAGATGCTAAGTTCATCAGCAACCTGCGTACAGCAGTAAAAGAATTTCCAGAAGTTAATTGGCGCGATGGACTTAGCAGATTTCAAATGCAAAGCAAAGTATGGGCCGCTGAAGAATTAAAGAAATACGATTTAGGTCGTGTGCTACTTTGCGGTGGTTGGATAGGAACACTAGCCAGAATTATCTGCGATACTTCTCCTTCTGTGACTAGCATTATTAGCTATGACATTGACGATGTTGCAAATCGTGCGGGTATGACGCTAAATGCAGACTTAGGCAAGTACCTAGCAATCAATCAAGACATCTACACGTTAGATTATAGTGTACCTGATACAGTTGTTAACACAATATGTGAACATATACCTAACTTCCAAGCATGGCTAGATATGATTCCCACAGGTAAGATAGTATTGTTGCAGACTAATAATATGTTTGAAATGCCAGACCATGTAAATTGTGTGGAAACACTAGATGAATTTGAAAAGCAATGCCAGGGAATTGACATTGCTTATTCTGGTACTATATCATATGCAGGCTGGCACCGCTTTATGATTGTGGGCGTTAAACGTTAACCAATGTAAACGTCAAATTGACAGTTGTTTTGCGTACACCATTCGTCCATTAGCATACCACGTTGAATCATTAGTTCTTCGTTGGCATTAATGAAATCGCGCAGGTCATTGTCGTTAGTAAACTCTAGCGTAACTGTACTAGTCAAGCGGTCTTCACTAACTTCTACTCGTGTGCCCATGAAACCATCATGCTCCATGGCATTTTGGCGCATTTGTTCCATAACTGTATGGTCGCGGTACTTGGCAAAGAAAAACTCGATTTCCGGATCGGGTCTTTTCATGATAGTAATAATTTTGATACTCATAGTATTCTCCGTATCCTATATTTATAACTCAGCATTAATGAATCTAGAATGATTCTGATACTTGGCTAGCTCTTGATTAAACTCTGGCTTCAAATGGTATGAGCGAATGATTACTGGGTTAGGGTTTCTACCCTCCAAAATGCCCAGTACGTTACTGCCGTACTCAAATCGTGCCCTACTGTAAGGCGGCACAACTTCTGCAAAGTTAGCAACATAGCACAAACCTGCTCGACGAACATCATCTGGTAGCTTGTTTGTTGCCCGTACAGTTGCAGTAACATGTCTGTAATCTCTAGCCATGTAGCCTTGAAAGCGATTATGATTAATTGCACTATCCAAAAAGATGTCAGTTAGAAAATTTCGCTGTGTAATCAGTCCGTCATCTAAATGTAAAAAGGCATCTTCTTTGTCAATGAATACATTGCCCACAGTCCAGAATGGCATACTAGTCCAGTGACTCTTTGTTGCAAACATTATTAGCTTACCGTCACTATTGAAATGTCCCCATGCACTATGTCCTAGTCGATTTTGAGTAGCAACGTCAAAGGACTTACGGAGATACTCGTCAATAGTCTGCGTAATGTTAATACGCATAGTAACGGATCTAGTCTGATATATTTCAATCATCCTATCTAAATGTTCAGGCCCTAAACGACGAGCCGCACCAGTTAACATAGGTACTCCTCGATCTTAATATCGTCTACAAATTCAAACTTATCAGTGATAAAGTTATGCACACGACGATATCTAAACACGCCAGGCAAGCTAGGGAATTTAGTTTTACGTGCAAGATACTCTTCATCTTTAGACAGCTTGTAAATTAATTCTTTTGCAGGGAATTTATAACTTACCCATGTGTCTTTAATCTTTTTGTCGGGATTGTTTATACTCCATTGTTGCCATTCTTCGCTGGCCCAGAAGTGGCAAACGTGTCTGGATAAGTAATCATCATTTACCTGCAAGGAATCATTCTTGTGGCTCATAATACGGAACTCAACAGCTTGCCATTTCATTGCAAAGTTTTGATACCACAAGTAGTCACTCCATGTTTTAATTTCCCATGGACAGTTTTTAATCAACAGTTCCATTTGATCTAGGAACCATTTAGTTTTTTCTTCATTGCCTATCTTTGCATTAAAGAAGTCAAAGGCAAAGACTTTGTAGTTACTGTTAATAACAGATTCAGTGCCGAAGAAGTCGATACTAGACTTTAATGTCAAGCTACCAAATACGTTATCTGCAAACTCGCCTGTGATAACATAGTTGTGATAGTTGAAATAGTTTTCAAAACTGTTAGAACTTTCTGTAGTGTAGTTGCGTTTGATTACAGTTTCATACAGTACAGGGTTTTCTTGTATACTGTTACTGTTGAGGATAATCAGCACACGTTCTTTGAATTCCTTGCTGGCATAGGTGTGCATGATGTTAACAATTAATGTACTATCAATACCACCGCTGTACATGATTACAGGACGAAGTTGGGTATTGCGAATGTGTTGTTCAATCTTTTGCCATGTTAGATAGCATAGTTCCTCAAATGTATGTACACTTGGCTGTAGTGCAGGCATGGGATGTCTGTTAACCAAATTAACAGGAAACTTGATGGTATTAGTTCTGTCAACTAGGCTAATGCCACTGTTAAATGCTTTACTGAATACGCTGTACTTGGCTAGCTGTGGATACTTAGCGCACCATTCAGGCTTGTATAAGTCTAGTTGATTGTAATAAATTAGTGAGCTCATAGTAAAATATTCAAGAAGGTTTCTTTGTGTAAGTTATCCATAACTTGCTTAACATCTGCGGCAGTTTTTGCATCCTTTAAGAGACGCATGTACTTGATTCTAAACCATTCAGTCTTGGTTAACATTTCCAAGTGCATGGTATACTGTAAGATGATTTGGTTAGCGGCTTGTGTTATTGTGCAGTTGTCTAGTTCTGCGTAATCGAGAACTAATTGCACACGGTTCCTGCCTACTAACTCTGGATCATAGCTATGTTGAGCAAGTAATACGGCTTGGTCGTATTTCATTTTATACACTTCACTTTGACCTGCACAAATTTCAATTTCCTTGACCCTTGCTAGGTTTATCTTAGTAAGAATATCATAGTAGCTCCATAGTTTGTATTCCACAAACTTGCGATACTCGTCTATGTTTTCTCCAGGGCTGTAAACAATCTTTGCTCCACGTAATATGAAATCACTGGGATTAGACTTGAATTGTGCTTCTAAACCCTTGTCTAAGTCACCAGTGTATACGTGTGTATCAAAGAAACACTCATTGACAAAGTATAGATGTTTTTTATCTGGTGTGCTTAATAGAACCCGGTTAAGGCTGTTAGTTAATATGTGTACCCACATGTCTGTCTCTCTTATAAATTAAAAAGTCTGTCTTTGTATAGCTTGAACCATTCTGCTTTTTTGTCTTTTAGGAAGTCTGCGCTAACATTCTTAACACTCATGCCAGCCAGGTCATCAGCAGTAAGTCCAGTACCGTTCATCCACATGAACTGGAAGAAGCCAGCTGGCTTAATACGTCCACTGCGGTATCCTCGCATAATGTATTCGTCTGCAATAGCCCATGCCTTGGGTAATGTCATATGCGGATTACTCCACATACTCCAACGGAAGAAGCTATTGTTAGCAACGCCTTTGTTAACAATGTTATACCCATATGCTTCTGGGTTAGCTTCAAACTTGCTAGGCCAAATTTTCTTTTCGTTAATGTTAAAGCCCAAGGGCTCGACGGTATATCCGTCCAATGGACAGTTTTCATCCTCTACCCATTTCATCCATTCACGGAATGTTTCTTCTGTTTCGTGTGGCAAGCCTACAATAAAGCCACTGCTCATTGTAATATCTTTGCCCCATGCTTCATCACGTAACCAGTGCAATAGTTCTTTGCTTTTCTCTGGATGTAAGCCCTTTCCAATTGCTAATGCACTCTTATGGTTTAAACTTTCTAAACCAAACACACAAGTCTTCAATCCGCTTTCTTTTAGTAAAGGAGCCATGTCCCTGTTTGCATGAATCAAGTCATGACGTAAGTATGCGCTAAACTGAATCTTGAATGGCAGTTGCGAGAACACTTCGTTGTAGAGTTTTTCTACTTTGTAAATGCTGTCGTTGTATGTGTCGTCGGCAAAGATGTAATTAGTAATGCCCCACTTTTCATAGTTGCGTATAAACTCTTCTTTTAACGGTGCGCTGTCTTTGATGTAATCAAACTTGTCCTTACCGTTCATAGGGAAGCTACAGAAATCACATCTAAAAATACAACCACGACTAATTTCAATTGGTAGTACTTCGTTTTCGTAAATCAAGTCATTGTCTTGCCACAGAACTTGGCTTGTTTGAAAATTCCATTCTGGATCTTTAATCCAGTCAATTTCAATTTGACGTTCATTGATAGGAACCATTTTTAGTACTGTTTCGTCGTAGGGCTTACCTGCAAGAAAATGTGCGTACTCTACAGTAGTATGGTCAGCATACCCATGAATAAAACAGTCTACCAGTTTACTGTTTTTGTACTGACTACGTTGACCGCCTAAGACGATTTTAGTGTTAGGGTTAACTTCTTTGATGTGTGTGATAAAGGAGTGACTAACTTCGGGCTTGAATGGGAAGTCTTCTGTATAACGTAGCTCGCGCCTATAGTGGTTAGGGCGGCTTTTGTCGCTTAGTGCTTGGTCACGTATAGCATACAGTGTACTACTAAACCCAACAAACAATGTGTTTGGTCCAACAAACTTATCTACAATTTGTTTAAGTTCGTCTAGGCTCCACTCAGTTAAGTAGTCTACAACTTGCACAGTATAACCGTGCTTACGTAGTTCGGTGGCAATACGATAAGCGCCCAGCAGGCGCTGAAAAACCGTAGTGCTAGTGAACTCCGTGAAAATTACAATGTCAGCTGTCATTAAAGTCTTTTAAGTATAGGTAAGAAAATCATACACGGGTCTAGTTCCCACCACTTCTCGCCGAAGTTAAAATTAGCAGGGTGCTTGTGATGGTTGTTGTGCCAACCTTGTCCCCAAGCAAAGTAACCCAACAATGGCACATTGTGGCTATTGTCGTTAATATCATGATTCCTATAACCAACACCGTTTAAGTGACAGAATAAGTTAATGCAAGCTTCTTGGTGAATGCCGGTAATCATTGGAATTAGGATTAAGCCAACTGCTAGTTGCCAGTTAATTAATGCTGTAGCAATGATAGTACCCCATACAATTTTATAGTAATGTGTATGTACCCATACTTGGAATTCGTCACGTAGTAAGTCTACGGCGTATTTCAAGTTAACGTCAGTTGGTGTAATTTTCCAACTCCAGCTAAGGTAAGCATGGAACTTGCCATGAATAGGACTGTGTATGTCTCGTGGTTTGTCTGCGTGACTGTGGTGGTAGCCTCTGTGTAGTGCTACCCAGAAAATAGGACTACCTTGCCCAGCCATACAGCCCAGCAAAGTAATAACACGGCGTGTGAAAGTGCTCATCTCTGGAATACACTTGTGACTCAACACACGATGTAAACCAATAGCACTACCCAATCCGCTGATTAAAATCCATCCAACAGGCCAGAACCAAAGGTAAGATAAATCTCCCCACATGGCTAGTGCAATGGCACCTAGTAAGGCCGCGATATGTACGGGCCAAAAAAGTTTAATGCTGTGTCCTGTTGTTTTCATAAGCGTATTTATTAAACTACCTCTTTGCGAAACTCTGGTTTCAGGTACTGCATGGTTACAACTAAATCAGTGGGCCACAATGCACTATTCATCAACCACATCCATTGGTCTAAGAACGGCGGTCTTGTATTGGCTGGGATAACGTTCATTACTACGCTATCGTAACGCTCTTGTCGTTGTTTGACATACTTGGGCCAAATGCGTTTGTGTGCTAGATAATAGCGTTTTGGGTATGCCATAATGTATTGATAGCAGTTACGTTGTTCTGCAAATTCAATGGCATGTTGCATTACTTCGACTAATCCGTTTCTGTTGCCCAAGCTAGGAATACGTTCTGCTCTGCGTGTAATGGCTTTTTGAATGTACCACATGTTAACATCAGGATTAAAGTACTGAGTCATTGCGGCATATAGTTTGTTGTTGTTTGTTTCGTCAACATAGCCCCACATCATAAACTGTGGATTGTCTTCGCCCAAGTACAAGTTGGCTAGGTTGTTGTGCTTACTCATGGCCATGTCAGCACGATAGTAAGGAACACTACTAACATCAACTCCAGCAAACGTATCATAGTCGCGCTGGATCTCGTCGATTTGGTCAAAGTAACTTAGGTCTAATTTTACGATTTTCATTCTAGTGTCTTAATAAAGTCTGTGGCCAGCATTTCAAACCTATGATCGTTATAAGGTATGTACTGTAGCATTTCCTGTTGAGCCTGCACATTCAACAGTTTGAGTGTTTCATAGCCGTGATATTTTTTACGTGGCTTTAAGAAGAAGTACTTATTATATATTGAATACTTGCTACTTGCAATGCTCAATTTGCCCGGAAGTCTATCGGCTAGTAAGTCCTGTACGATTGAATCATCTACGTAGGCTTTCATAATTTCAGGAGTGTAACTAAAGAACTCACTGATTACAGGCCGTTGGTTAAGCACACTATATTTTGGTACGCTCAAGTCGTTGTTCTCGCGAACGTAATAAACCCAATTGTATTCTTGCTTAGGTTCGTCGGCCATCCATGACTTCCAATTAAAGATTTTTTCAAAGAATACTTCGCCGGTGCCCAACACAGGAATATCATCTTGTATCTTATCTAGTGCCCACAAGCATTGTATTTGTGCTAGTTGGATACTTTGATACTTCATACCAACCGGAATGTATTCTTTGCTACGATAGAATTCTACAATGTCTATTTCTAAAATTTGGTATGGTACATTGTGATAGTTGCAAAAGTCTATGGCATACTTAATGTCGTGGTCATTGTATCCGTCTTTAAAACGAATAATGGTTGCAGTTGTACGATGCTTTAGTCCTGCCCACATAAATGCTTGTAGAACTAGTTCGCTGTCAATGCCTCCACTGAAGAACACATTGAACTTTTGTCCCGGATACTTGTCTGCCAACATACGACAGACATTAAGACTTTCGTCTTTAAAGTTACCCACTGGACGGCTAGGTTTGCCCCAATGCATTTTAAATGTGCTGTAAGGATTCTTACGCAGAGCAAATGGAACGTTATCGTAGGTCCAATGGAAGTGATTGTTTTCTGTATATTGTATCATGCTGTGTATGGCGGCATCTTGTCAAATTCGTGGTCAATGCTGATACGTATAAAACTTCTACGTCCTTCACTGCCTTCCAAGATTTCCATGTCGCCCCGTCTGTGTATTGTTGCCCAATTATCAAATACTAGCACATCTCCGATTTCCCATTTGTGTTCCAAGAAGTCAGTGGCTTCGATTTGACTTGTACTTAGTTCTCTCATGAATTCGTTACTTAAACGTAATTCGCCTTCTTCTTTATTAATTACCGTTCTTAAGATCCATGCACCGTCATTACCAAATGCGTTATAGCGAACGAACTCTTCGCCTGTCCATGGATGACGATCCAGCGCAGGATACCACACTTGGTTAGTAAAGTTTTTCTGCCAGCTATTGTATAAGAACTTTAAGTTGTTTAAGTTGATGTTGTGCTTGTCCTTACTAGCCCACTCGCGACGAATAATACCTAAGTCAGCAACGTCGGTACTACCACCTGTCATTTTAGTTGGCAAGTCTTTGCAGTATAACAATCTAAAAGGAAACGGCTCTAGGCCTCGTTCATTGGCAATATCACAATGCCATGTTAGGCTCTTGTATAGTCGAGGATAGCTTTTATCATCGTATTCAGTATAAGCAACATCGTTGCTAGCAACTTTGAAATGTTCCTTAGTATGATTTTGATACATGTCGGCAGTCCATGGACGGCCAAACTTTTTACTAAACGCGGCCATTTCGTCTGCACTAACATCAATGTTCTTAAACACTAATGCTTTACGGCGGTAAATTAAATCGCGTAGTTCAATATCGTCTAAGGCCATTAGTTCTGCAAATGTGCCTTCTACTATACTACCGACATCTTTAGTTATAGGTGTATGTTTTATCATATCAGTAATCGTAAAATCTAGGGTTGTGGGCTACATCGAAAATGATATGTAATCTATCAGTAGTGCCTTTATTTTCTCCCCAGTGCTTGGCCCTGTTGTTAAATCTCCAAAGATCTCCAGGAGCACATTTAATGCTTTCTGTCTCAGTAAAAAACTCTACATCCGCATTAGTAGTCAATACAATATGATACCTGTTATGGATAGCAAAGTACAAGCCCGGGTCAACATGCGGATAAATCTTGCCACCCGGTACCAATTTAGATATGTACGCTCTGCCCAAATGTCCCGCAGGTAGTAAAGTCATTGCGTGTTCGATTAGCTTACGCACTTCGGGTAAGCCCAAGTAGTGTTCGCTGTCAACAATGGATATAGCATGTTGATCGGCTAGATCTTTTGCGTCCCAATGTTCTCCGTCTTTGCGACTAACAATGTCAGCAGGCGGATGAATACGTAAGTGAATGCTTTCCACTTCTTCTAGTGCAGGGCTAATAGCTTTAACTTTGGTGTGAGACGCAAACCAATCTTTATGCGCCAACACTTCTTCTAGTGCAGGAACAATGTTTAAGTTAGATGCAATGTGGTCAAAAAATATCATTGGTTATACGTAGAACATACAAGATGCACTCTTGGTTGGAAACTGGCATTCAGTGCTGTGTGCCAAACTGTGCTTACTAGTGTATATAGTCTACCCTCTTCTTCCATTCTGTACAGGCCTTTTTCAGTGGCAATAAAGTTACTGGCATTGGTACTAATAGGAACATGATATCGAATAGCATCACTGTCCTTATGCCAACTGTAACAAGTCTTAGGCTTGAGCAACATTAAACGGATCCTGCCTAAGGGCAAGGGACTAACCTCTTTAATTTGGTCAATTACTTCTTCCCAGTACCTACCTTTAACATAGTCTGAAATCTGTGTATAGTTTTCTTCTTGATCTAATTCTATGTTATTCTTTCTATCGTACAAGCTACCTACACCATCATACAATTGTTCTTTGATAGTGGTAAACTTACCGCTATGGCTGAGAGCGATTTGATTGGCATCCTTGTGGAAAGGATACTGATGGTATAGCAAAGTTAGTTCCCTTTTAAGTTTAACAGGATCAAACTTAATGTCTAACTTTTGTACGTCTAGGGTGTCTGACATTATATTGTACTCGTATCGCCTTTGTATGTTACATTACTTATGTAACTCTTCTCATCTGCAATGTCCCCAGCAAAGGCAACAACCTTAACAAGTTGGTCAACACTCATGATACTGTTCGGTTGGCGCAGTTGTGCATACGTGTACGTACTAGTTTCAGTTAGGAAGTCTGTTTTAATGTGGCCAGGCTTGATGTTAATAATCTTGCACTTGCATCCAGCGGCCATGTTCATTTGATAGCCTGCATCGTCTAAGGCCTTCTTGTGCAGGCCATATGGGTATACTTTACCTAAATGCATACAAGCATCGCCTGCTAAACTGCTCATGTTTACAATCATGTAGTTAGGTTTCTTTTGATGGAAGCCATACCAACGTTGTAGTAGGTCCACTTGGGCATACCTAAAGTAAGCATTGTTGATAAACAAATCGCAGTCCATGCTTTCGTTCATGATACGTTCTTGGTCATCGCCCCTACTAATGTCATACCCATTGCTACGACTAAAGCCCACTACTTCTATGCCCATGGCAGTATAGTAATTGGCTAACGCTAGTCCTATGCCTTTAGTATGTCCAGTGATAGCTATCTTATTCGGTTTCATTGCATTGCTCGCAGGTTATTTGTTTCAAGTATCCAACAAAGTCTAAGTCAGATCCAGGTTTAAGCGGCATAGTTGCCACCCATTGACAACACTCTGCTGGCATATATCCGGGCGGCAATGGCCCACATACTCCTAGCTTGGTGTCGTGCATTTTAAAGTTGTAGCCGCCGTTGGCATTTACTAAGTCAATGAACTTACTAAAACTCCTACGTTTATCTTCCCTGCTTATAAACACACAGTCTAAGTTCATGCTACGTGCTACAGCTATTTGTCGGGGGATTAGATATGCACTATTAACATACCTATCACTGGGTTCAAACTTTTGTAAATGGGTATGCCTAAACTTGGGAGGTATATAAAATCTAGCACTTACTCTAGCTTTACCATTGCCCCATCTGTCTGGTTGAACTTGCATACCACTAAAAGCTAAAACCTCACTACCGCGTAAAGCAACAGTGAGGCTTGCAAAGTCTTTAGGTTGGATACCAACGTAGTTGGCTTTTAGTTCATCATCGCCCTGTTGAATTTCTTCTACGACTTTGTTGAACAGTTCCAAATACGTTGTATCTCTGCATAGGTCTGTAACAATTACTTGTTGAGCCATTTTTCTGTGAACTCTCGTATTTCACGTTGTCCCATACCGTACTGCTTGGCAATACCGTTTACGTCACGGAAGTCTTCCAGCAAGTCTGCCCATTTAGTTTCACTAATTAGACGCTTGATTAAGTCTACCTCCATGCGACTGCATGTAACGCTATTTTGTTCGTAATCTTCGAAGGCCTCGCACACTTGAGGAAATAGTGCTTTGACCAGTCCGTACATAGCATTAGCCAATACACGAATCTCCCATTGGGCGTGAGGGTCGGCACGTAAACGAATCATGTGCAAGAAGTTTTTCATGTTGGCTTTCCAGTACAGCTCTGTGTAGCCGCCAACTGGCAATACCATACGACTTAGTTCACGGGCAACACCGTCTTCTTCTTTACCTAGAAGGTATTCGTAGTCTTTGAATCCGTTGTTGTATGCTCGCATGAACGCATGTTGATAGTCCTGGCGTTTAGCATTATCCCAACCATCAAACTCTTCGCGGCCTTGTTTGTTCAAGGTACTTTGTGGAGCAATCTGTGCTAGTTCAGGGATATAAAACTCGTCAGTCATAACACTATAGCGAGCACTATATTCGTTGATGCTTGCAGTACGATGACGTACTAGTTGACGCATAACAAAGATAGGTACCTTGATATGAAATTTAACTTCACACATCTCAAATGGAGTAGTGTGTTTATGACGCATCAAGTAACGAATTAAGTTCCTGTCGTCATTGACTTGTTTAGTTCCTTCTCCATAGCTAACACGAGCTGCCTGTACAACAGCCGCATCGTCGCCCATATGGTCAACAAGTCCCACAAAGCCATGATCCAATAATGGAACATAGTTTGTATCTTTTTCAAAATCAATATCACTTCTTAGTGTCATCTGTGTCTCCGCCGCCTTCAAAATGTTTTGCTAGCAATGTGCTAACATACTTCTTCATGTGTTTTTTGATTCTTGTTAAGTCCATGGTTATCTCAACATCTGTAACCATGTCCTTGGTCTCGATAAGACCTTCTTCTTGTAGCTTTTCAGGTAAACTTTCTAGCTTTGCTATTTCGTTTCCTGTAAATCTAATAGTCTGTCCAGTAACTAAGTGAACTAGAACTTCCTCAATGTACTCGCTGGGTACTTGATTCATTACAACATCATCAAGGATGTCGTCAAAGCCACGATCTTTTTTTCTAATAGCCATGTCATTCTTTTATGTGACCTTTTCGAACTAGGTTCTCTTCGTACTCTAGTGCCGCTACTATTACAGCCGCCGCCTTAACTAAACTACTGTGAAAATCTTGTCTGGTAGGTGTTATACCTTTGCGAGTACAGTCTTGTGTTAAGTAATGACTGGCTATTGCTATCCAGTCATTGACTCCATTAACAAGATCATATTCGCTACCTGGCAAATCTATTTGCCGTTGTCGCTCTATTTTAACTTCTTCTAAAATTTTGTCAAGCAACGACATTAGATTTTTTAGACGCTTTCTTTGCTTTAGGTGGATCTAGCTCATCTGCTTGCTTACGCAATTCAGAGGCCTGTTGGTCAAACATTGATGCTTGACGACGCAGGTCGGCGGCCAGCTTGCCGTTATCTAAAACACCTTCTGTAGTAGCAGGTTCATCGCCATTCATTGCGGAAATTTGATTGTTAAGATCTAACAAACTAATTTCAATGTCTGGACGAGGACGCATCAATACAGCATCAGTCTTCATCTTCATCAGCCAACCCTTTTGGTGCATGGTAGTAAGCATGTTAGTACCATCGCTAAAGAATTGACGATTAGCATATTCATAAAAATCTAAGGCCTCTTGGGCTGTGATAGTTTCAACAGCATCCATTAGGTCATCGTGATACTTGTCAGGTAAAGCGTCTGTGTCAACGACCAAACAGTTAGTTGGTTCGTTTGGGATTTGTCTAAAGACAACAAGTGCGCGATGTCCTGTTGCTTTTAATACTCCCACGTGTCTGAGAAATTTCATAGTTGTCTCCGTTTATTGCACTTTGGCATCTGCTGGTACAGATTCGGCTGGAGCTGATTCTGTTTGACCTGCGGCTTCTGCTTCAGCGGCTTTTTGTGCTTCTTGTTGTTTAGCTACTTCGCCCAAGAAAGCGTTGATCTTTTCGTAGCACTCGCCTACGGCTTTTGCTTCTGCGGCACGGAAAGCGCCACGTTGAACAGCCAAATCAATGATTTGAGCCGCTACTTGAATGTCGGAAATCTGAAGTTCCATTTATTTCTCCTTGTTAGTGTGTCTGCTATTAAAGCTAGCTATAATATTTAGCTCTGATGGATCTTGCGTCGATTGTTCTAGCAATTCACTCCATGCGCTAAGTTGCAGTAAAAAGCTGTCTTCAGCTTCTTGTAATTCGATTACTGCCTTTCCGTTCGACACAGAAACGGAAAAAGGCCCTGTGGCATTCAGGGCCAGATAGTCTTTAGCAATCCAGACTATATTACTGAGATGATTCTCGTTACGAGCACTTATTGTAAAGCGCCAACTCATTAACCATGTTCATACTGTACCGTTACTCCGAACGGCGCAGTAATGTCTCTGCCAGAATTGATAACCCAAAGGGTATCACAGAAGTCCTTGTCGCCCCACTCACCGTAAGGGTAACCGTCAGTAAAGACAACAAGTTGTTTGGGTTCCATGTCTTCTTTCTTCATGTATTCCCAGTTAACCATAAAGTCAGTACCACCACCACCGCCTGGTTGGTAAGTGCTAATGTCGTCACCATTGTCCGAGCTGAACTTTTCGTCTGCATGGATGTCAGTGTCAAAACACCACACCCGAATATTCCAAGCATCGTAGTTATCCATAATGCCTTTAACTTCGCTCAAGAACTCACGTACCATTTCGGTACTGATAGAACCTGACGTGTCAATTGCAACGTGGACTTCGACTTCTTCGCCGGGCAACATGCCGGGCAGTACTGCACCAGTATGCCATGCCTTACGGCTAGGACGAGTAAACGAGTAGTCGTTACGGATCATACTTTCCAGTTGGATACGCAACAGATCTTTCCAGTTCAACTTAGGTGCAGTAAGTTCTTGGATCATACGTGCAACAGCGGCTGGGACTTTACCAGCGCCTGCGGCCTGTGCGGCTTGCAAAACAGCATTTTTAATTTCGTCTTGCAGAGCTTTACGTTCTTCTTCAGACATTTTGCCGCCGCCAGGAACAAGAACTTCTACGCTCTGACCGTCGCCGTCTTTGTCTTGGCCCGAACCGTCACTAGTCAAGTCCATGTGAACGTCCAAGGGCATCTTGATAGTAACTGCATCTTCCATGAGCTTGTCATAGACTTGCTCGGTGGTCATGTCATGGAATTTTTTGTCCAACAGGATATCAACCTTGCGGATAACGTCACCGATGCGGTCACGTTCCAACAGCAAGTTAATAACATAGTCACCGGCCATGTTCCACACTTGAGGATTTCTGTCGCCGCGGCGCAACATGTGTTCAAACACACAATGCATAACTTCGTGACCAATCAGGAACATAAGTTCACCGTCAGTCAGTGCATGAACAAAGTCTCGGTTAATAAACAAGTTACGACCGTCAACAGCCGCAGTAGGCAGTCGGTCAGTGGCATCGACAATTTTAAGGCGAGTAGCCAAGTTGCCGAAGAAAGGATGTTGGAGCAAGAGTTTGACACGTGCCTTGGTAACACGGTCCTTAATCTTTTCCCAAGGCAAATTGCACTTAGGGAAAGTTTGTGATGTTTTGTGCTCTGATTGTGTAGCCATTTTATAGTGCTCCTAACTATTTAATATGTATTATACACTAATTCAAAATTAATGTCAATTAAAAAAAGGACGGGCACCGAAGTGCCACGTCCAGGAGCAAACATTAGTTACCGATATCGATAACCAGGTGTGCATACTTCTTGAAGAACTCTGGGAAGTTTTTCAACTTCTTGTGCTCGAAAGGCAGAGCATGTGTCTTCAGTGCAGTATGGGCACCCATAATAACCATTTCAGGTTCAAAGTTATCCATCATGTATTGGATAAAGTTTTCGCACATTGGATGCCAGTCAGTCAAGTTGCCTGCCTTCTTAGCATTTTGGTATGCGTCAACCAGTTCGTAGCACAAGCTAGCAGTCAGCGAGTACATCGCGGACACTTCTTTGACCTTCAAGTCCTTAACCTTACCTGCAAGGATGTCGGTAGGGTTAGGCAGTTTGCTAGCAATCTTACGATGTGCCATAAACTTAATTGCAAGGCCTTCACCAACGCAACCTGCAACAATGTCAGTTTGAGTAGACTCGCTAAGTGTGCTATCCAGCAAGTCGCTAACAAACGCCCAGCTACGAGGAGTAGCAAACGAACGGTCATGTTGCGAAGGATCAAAGTTGTACAGGTCGCCCTTAGCAAAGCTCAAGTAACCAACAACGTCTGAGTCAATGCGGTTTGCAAGTGCCCACTTTTGCCAATCTTCGAAGTCAACTCGCAGTTCCAAGTGAACGAAACGGTTAGCCAACGGGCTAGGCATACGATAAGTAACACCCTTGTCTGACATGCGGTTACCTGCGGCAACAATACCAACACCCTTTGGCAAGTGGTAAGTACCAACCTTCTTGTTCAGCACAAGTTGGTAAGCGGCGGCCTGAACAGCAGGAGCGGCACTGACCAATTCGTCCAAGAACAAAATGTTGTCTGCATCTTCGTTAACAGGCAGTTCAGCAGGCGGCGCCCACTTCATAGTGTTTTCGGTGGAGTTGTAGTAAGGGATACCTTTAATGTCAGTAGGTTCCCACAAGTTCAAACGAACGTCAGTAACAGGACGGTTGTCTTCTTGTGCAAGTTCCGCAATCAGGTCGGACTTACCAATGCCTGGAGGACCCCACACCATAACGGGGCGACCTTTCTGAAGGGCTTTGCGAATGATAACTTTAGCTTCGCTGATCTTAACTGTGCGGGACTCTGCCATTTGATGCTCCTAAAAAGTGCAGTTGAAAAATTGTTGATATGAGTATTATACAATTAATTGTATTTTCTGTCAATTCATTTTCGTAAACTGACAGAAAATACAAGGGCTTGCGCCCTTGTATATTAGGCGCTAGCCGCGTCTTTTTCTGCCTCAGTTGCAGTAGGCATAACTTTGTCGAGGAAGCCCTCGGCACGGATCTCAGCCTTGGTCATTGCACGGGGCAACTCAACGAAGTTGACATCAGTGTGGCCATTCTTCATAAGAACCTTGATGCGGGTTGCATCATTAGTGAAGCGGGCCTTGACCTTGCCCTTAAGAGTTGAAACACCAACGTGAGTGAAAGTTTTATCAGACATACATGACTCCTGTCATTTGATTAAAAAATGTAGCAACATGCTACAGCCATTATGTTACTATTAATTCGAATACTTGTCAATATGTTTTGGAAGAATCGAATTACTAGCACCATTTTTCCCTACTAAGCCATTATTATACAATAATTGGATTTATTTGTCAACCACTTTGTAGCTATCGTGGTCCCAAATCAAACCGTGTACTTTGGTATTAACACGGCGTTCGTGTCCTACAAGCCACATTGAACAGTGGCGTGTACCCCCGACACCTGCGTATGCTCCGCAGTAGCTAAATGACTCTACATATGAATCTCCTACAGTTTCATAAGATCCACACACATCATTGACAACAGCGGCAGTTATAAAACTGGCTGTAAGTGCAAGACTTGCAATGAGCATGTGTTTTGTTTTCATGTCATTATTATACAATAAATGGATTTAATTGTCAACCAAAATACAAGTCCCAGGACAAGCCATTCTGCAACCGTAAATGTACTACTTACGTATGCATTGTAAATTGTACGCAGGAACTTGTTTTTATACCACATTATAGTGCCAATTGAACCATCATTGCGTCATCGCTGTAGCAACCAATCCAGTATGGGCGTGGTTCACCGCTACTACGTGCCTTGCCAAATTGTGTAGTCCAACGCTTTGTTGCGCGAACATTGTCCCAATTCCAGCGAGAGTATTGTGGACCAATGACACGTTCAAACGTGCGTTCCACTTGCCTACTTTCTTCGCCCCATGACACAAACCTAAACGCATGACTGTAACCTTCTTTGAATAACTTGTGTCGGTTATCCAACTTCACCAGTTTCATCTTTGATTTCATTTTGCTTCTTACTACCTAGGTAGTCCTTATTCTTCATAGTCTTAATTCTATGGCATCTGCAACATCTAGTAACAATGTTTTCCTTAGAGTCTGCACCGCCGTTGCTTTTTAAATGTTGATGGTCGCCTTCAAGTGTGGCCCGCATACATGCAAGTTTATGAAACTCATCTTCGATGTCATCGAACGCAGGATCTTTGCGAGGATCATATCCGCAGTCTTCGCAAACCCAATCACGATAGAATGTATGAGGACGATCCGCCTTGCCTAATCCACCGTATTCGGTAAGCATCAATTGATGATCACGGCAGTAGCTATCACTACCTGGCCCTTCAAAGATAGTTAAAGATTCACAGCAGTCTGCCAGCTTACAAATAGGTTTATACTTGTATTGCTCATGAAGAACACCGCCACTCTTCAACTTATCTTTGTCGGGGTTACGTAGTTTAGCCATTACCACAGATCCTTTTTAGCAGGAACAAACGAGCTATCAAAAGTAGGCAACTTGAGTTTAGTTGACTTCTTAAGTTGTGCAAGCAAGAACGGACCACCACAGCTAAATTCCTTAGAGAACCCGCGAATTTTAATGTCGCCAGTCTTAGGATCAATGTCCCCGTCAGGATTAGACTTGATGTACCAGTTTTCGTATGCTTGTGATACCTTGTCCCAGAATGCTCCTTTTGCGTTCCAATCACACTCGAAATAATCCTTACAGAATTGAGTAAACTCAATAATGTAGTCGTCGTCTACTGTGATGCCTTGTGTGTGGCAATGGTCAAAGAACTCAAACAGTTGCCTTGCTTCCTTAGCATCCACAGCACGTTCTTGACCTGTAAGTGCTTTCATAGCAATCCAATAGTCACAGAACATGCGAGTAACTTCTACATGCTTGAGAGTCTTGTCGCTCTTGCTACAAATAGTATCTGCCAGCAAAGTAAACGCACCATCTTCTTCATGGTCGCCAAACTTCTTGTCAGTTGCAAACAAGCCAGCACGTTCGAAATGAGCTTGCTTTTCTGCGGCCTGCACCCAGATAGGGTCATCTGCGCCGTCAATAAGCACGCCACAAATCATTTGTCGCCACAAGTCAATAAAGTCCAACATGCTCTTCGCTTCGCCGTTAAGCAAAATGAAGTTACGACGGATTTCTGCTTTTTGTTTAACACTATAAACAACAACAGGAACCATCAACTCTGCAACTCGTTGCCCGAAAACTTTTGTTGCTAGGATGTACAAACTGATAGCAGTATGTTGCCCGTCCCATGCAATATAATAACCGGGCTTCTCTGGATCTTCATATACTTGAATGGCCATAACCATGGTTTCCTTAAACGAGTTAAGGATATTCAAGATGTGCAAAAAGTTCACAGCTCGTTGCATTGTGGTGTCGATAAGGATCTTATCCATGGGCACCATAATAGCCTTACACAATGCCATGTCTTCAAACTTGGCCCACTTCTTAAAGCGGCGTTTAAATTCACTAACCATTGCAGTAAGTGCAAACTCGTTAGAGCCCTGCAGACTTTCTTGCAGACGTTCTCGCAAAGACACAAAGTGACTTTCACTGTGTCGATATTCTGCGTTTGCTTTTGTTGCGTACTCGCTCATAATATTCCTTTAACCCAACATCAATGTAACCAATTTCTTTTCAGCAGGCAGTTTGTCATCTGCGTCTTCTGCTTCTGCGGCATCTTCTTCCGCAATAGCATCAGCAAGAGTTTGCCAGCCTTTTTGATATGCGTTAACATACCAAACACCATCCTTCATGATGTAGTAATACTCACACCAAGGATACTTGTCAAACATTTCCTTGTCGCTGAAGCATACTTTAAACTCAGTGCCTTCTTCCTCGCGGTCACGCCCGTAGAACGAACACATGTCACCATACTTGTCACTATGTGACTTATATTCAGGTGTACCGTATTTGTTAGGATTGTCAAACGGGTGCTTCTCGCCCAAGTCCTTGCCTAACGAGCTAAGGTCACCCAAGGCCACAAGCATATTAGCCTTAGGCGAATCATAATGCTCAAGCAGGATTCGACCATTGTGGTCCAGATAACCATCCCAATGGCAGTAAACAGTTTTAGCCTTGTCGCCGTGCATGACGCCGATAACAGAACGTGTGCCCATGTGTATTCCTTAAATGAAAGATTGTTTATGCAATGAAGTCGTAGGCAAATTCGTCGCCAACTTTGCTGGGCTTAACTTTGAAGTCGTAGTCCTTGCAAAGCATAGAAAACACGCGACGAGCTTCGCTTTCGCGGGCAGTAACAAAAAGGGTACCATAAGCAAAGTATGCTTGGTTATCTGTTTTAAGAACTTTGGCAACCTTGTCAAGAACAACAGCTTCGAAACCCATTTTGAACTCCTTTTGCGTTACAATACAAGTATTATACAATAAATTGGATTTATTGTCAAACTTTGGATACTTCTTGCAGAACTTGTTGCGAAAACACAACACCGCCGTATGCTTGTTGATACGTGTCTGCCAATGCTTGGATGTAGAATGTGTAAACTTTGCCCGTTTTCGTAATCAGCGTATACTGCATTCCGTGTCCTATCTTGCTTGCGATAGAACAATTATACAATAAATTGGATTTCGAGTCAACCGAAAAAAGTAGTACTAGAGTATTACACTATATACACTTGTTCTAAATATACTCGTAATAGATTATCTGGCATGGCATTTTCATTCTTCCATGCAAGTCTGCTTTTCATACCGGTAAACCAATTCATACTAACTTGATGTACGGAATCTAATTTACGATTATAAAAGTAATCATTAACCCAGCCTTCACCGGGTCTAATTACTTCAGGCAGTTCTTCCCGTTTTAGATTATATTCATTATAAAGAATATCGGTGCTATTAGTACCTACACTTGCACCGCAGAACTTACCGATTAATGCAAGACAAGTTCGCGGAGTCATTACAATATCGTGCCACACTATCCAATTATCATTTACTCTGGCAGGACGTTTGGATAATGAGCTAATTAACTTTGCTTGATTAAATTCGTCAATATGTGGCGCTGTCATCTTTAACTTTCCAATCCATGTCAGGTTGATTTAGATAATATTCTACTTCTTCCCGGGGCATAGAATAACCATAAATGTTGTATTTGATAAATCGTGTAAGGAATCCATCAGGTGCATAATGTGTGCAACGCAACCTATTATTAATTATGTCTTCTAATGCTCCATCGGCAAATGTAAATGTACCTTGTCCGTCAGTGGCAACCTTGCAAACACTAAAATCAAAATCGTCAAATACACTTTCCAATGTAGGATAAAATTTCTTGCGAATTAATTGTACTTTGTATTCGCTGATTTTTTGCTCAATGGCATGACTGTTTAATGCTACTTTGAGTTTGTCGATAATGCTAGTGCCTGCATCAAATATATCTGTGAACGTACCTTTGTCTCTGTCCCAACTCATGCTGACATTAATAGTAGTGGCATTGTCGGTTACATACGGACTAGATACTCGCATGGCATTAACGCGATTAGATGCTTCACTCCATTTACCCACGTCAGTATACCATACGTCAATATCGTTAATGGGACTGCCAAGAAATAAACAACGTGCGGCACCACCTGCAATCCACGCACCCCATCCGATGCCAACTGCGTTTAACAACTTTGGTGGTAGGTGTTTTGTTTTGTCTTCAATATAGATAGTTTGCATGATGCAAGTATAGCATTATACATCATTTGAGTCAAGTGTAACGCCAACCGTTTGGCCCAAGTGCTCAATATCGCCCCCATTCAATTTAAGCATAAAGGCATCTTGTTCGCTGAATACCCAAATGGCACTACCAGTTATGTAATATGGAAAGGTCATTGCTCTTTCCAAAATAATTAGGTGTTTGTTTTTGATTCTATGTTCTTTGTCTAACTGTATTTTGTAGCTAGTGAACATTGGTTGGAGCAAAGTAAACCCTTGCTTGGTTAGTCGTGTACCGTGTCCATTGTTATAGTTGTAAAATACAACCCACGGATTTACTTTGTCTAATTTGTGGAATTTTTTAATCTCTTCGGTGATGACTTCACTTAGATTCATCTGATAGCGGCTTACCTTGTGTTAGCTCAAACACTTGGAATTTATCAGTTTTAAACAGTTTGTTCAGTCTCTCTGCTAAGTTAAATGCATGTCCGCTATTACTAAAGCTGACTTTCTTATACTTAGGCCCAGGGTAGTTTACAAGACTGTTTAGTGTGCGAAGATTGATTG